CCAACGCGCAGGTTTTTTTTCCTGTACTTGAAATTCTGGCAGTAAAGTATTTTGGCAAAAATGAGGTTTTGATGGTCGAATTCAATCCGACGCGCACCCAGAGGCGAGAGGTTTCGATTGCTGCCGGCGCCGGGGTGTCGCATGAAGAGATATCCCTCGGTCTCGGAATCTCGCGCCCGACCTTGGAGAAGCATTTCTCCTATGAACTGACGACTGGGGCCTATCGGCGCCGGCAGGAAGTTCTGAACGCTATGTTCAAAGCTGCCAAGGCCGGGAATGTTGCGGCGCAAAAAGCCTACGCCGCGCTATATCCCAAGGTTGCCGCGCCGCCGCTGCTTCCCGATCAGCCCGCTGCGCTAGAGGGCAAGAAAGCGCAGGCCGCCGCTGACGCGATAACCGCGCAGGCCGGGACCGATTGGGCCGATATTCTCCCAGCCGCACTCGTGCAGTAGGTGCGTATGGCGTGGAATCTTTCTTGCCCAGGATGGGAAGCGAAACTTAGAGGCGGTAAATCGCTGATCCCGTCTTTACCGCTGCATAAGGCCGAAGCCGAGCGCGCCGTCGCCGTATTCAACAAGCTACGACTGGCGGACGTACCTGGCACGCCGACGATGGCCGAGGCGGCTGGCGAGTGGTTTCGCGAGATCGTGCGGGCGTTATTTGGCTCGCTTGATCCGGTAACGCAGGTACGGGCGATCCGGGAAGCGTTTCTGTTGGTGCCGAAGAAGAACAACAAGACCACCGGCGGATCACTGTTAATGCTGACCGCGTTGTTGCTCAATAAGCGTCCGAATGCCGAGTTCTTTTTCGTGGCGCCGGTTCACGATACAGCGGAAATCGCCTTCGCTGCGGCGGCCGGGGCGATTGCGCTGGACTCGGTGCTTTCGAAAAAGCTGCACGTTCGCGAGCACCTGAAGAAGATAGTCCATCGCGAAACCGGGGCTGAGTTGTCGATTATGACATTCGACCCTGCCACGCTTACTGGGCAGAAGTGCTCTGGCGGGGTACTGATCGACGAGCTGCATGTGGTCGCCAAGATGAGCAAGTCGGCGAGCGCGATCCGCCAGCTGCGCGGCGGAATGCTGCCGTTCCCGGAAGCGTTTATGGTGTTCATCACGACGCAATCGGAAGAGGCTCCGAGCGGTGTATTCAAGGATGAACTACTGAAGGCTCGGGCTATTCGTGATGGCAAGCGTACTGGAGCCATGCTTCCGGTGCTCTATGAATGGTCGGCCGAGATGCAAAAGAATGCGGCTTTCTGGCGCGACCCGAAGAACTGGCATATGGTCACGCCGAATTTAGGCCGCTCGGTTCCGTTTGAAAGATTGATTGAAGAGTTTGACGTGGCGCAGGCGACCGGAGATGGCGAGTTGCGCGAGTGGGCGTCGCAGCACCTGAACGTCGAGATTGGACTTGCCCTGCATTCAGATCGCTGGGCCGGCGCGGATTACTGGGAACAGCAAGCGCGGCCGTCCTTTACCTTAGACGAACTCTTGGACCGCTGTGAAGTGGTCGATGTTGGAATAGACGGAGGCGGTCTAGACGACTTGCTGGGTTTAAGTGTACTTGGCCGAGACGCGGCGACAGGTGAATGGGTGAACTGGTCGCATGCCTGGGCGCATCCTATTGTACTGGAGCGGCGGAAATCAGAAGCGCCCCGCTTCCGTGACTTTGCCAAGGATGGCGATCTGACAATCTGCCAGGATGTGAAAGACGACGTGATCGAGTCGGCTGCCATCGTCGGACACGTTGAGCAATCGGGGAAACTCGACATGGTGGGCGTTGACCAAGCTGGCATCGGAGCAATCGTAGACGAGATGGCCAAGTTTGGTATTTTCTCGAAAACACCAGAGCGTCCGGACGGTAAAATTATCGGTATCCCGCAAGGCTGGCGCATGAACGGCGCCATCAAGACCGCGGAGAGAAAACTGGCCGAGGGCGGATTGATCCACGGCGGGCAGAAGATGATGGCTTGGTGCTGCGGGAACGCGAAGGTCGAACCCAGAGGTAACGCCGTCATCATCACCAAGCAGGCCGCCGGGACAGCGAAGATCGACCCGTTGCTGGCGATGTTCAACGCCGTATCGCTGATGTCGCTCAATCCTGCCTCACAAGGCCCCAGCGTGTACGAAGAAATAGCGCGTGAAGAGGCGGTGCAGAGACAACGAGAGCAACAATCTCAACCAGGAGCGTCGGCATGAATTGGTGGCAACGAATCGTTAACCGTATCCTCTGGAAGCCGGAGAGCCGCATCTATATCGGCTCGCGGCAAGCCGGTGTTACGGTCAACGAGGATACCGCGCAGGCGTTTTCCGCCGTCGGGGCGTGCGTGCGGATCATCTCCGAAACTCTCGCCTCTTTGCCGTGGCAGACGTACCGCAAACTTGACGCTGGTCGAGAGGCGCTGCCGGCGCATCCGGTGAATTGGCTGCTGAACAATCAGCCGAATACCGAGCAGACGGCGATGGTGTGGAAGCGCCAACTACTTGCGCACTTCCTGCTGTGGGGGAACGGATATGCCGAGATTGAGCGCGGCGCCGACGGTCGCGCCATTTGGCTGTGGCCGCTGCTACCAGACAGGACCGAGATCAAGCGATCCGAGACTGGGGCGCTGGTATGTCGCGTGCAGGCGTTAGACCAGACGCATATCCTCCCGCGCGAGGATGTTTTTCATCTTGCCGACGGTTCCTATGATGGGATCATGGGTCTTTCCAGGATTCATCTCGCCCGGCGCGCGATCGGGGCGGGGATCGCGCAGGACGTGTTCACGGCAAGCTATTACCAGAACGGGGCGTCCATCGGCGGGGTGATCGAGCAGAAGGCCGGAAAGGTGCTGAGCCCGGAAGGTAAAAAAGCTATGTTGAATGAATTCAACGAGAAGTTTGTAGGCCCGGATCGAGCGCGGAAAACGATGTATTTGGATTCCGGTATGGAATACAAGCCGCTCGACGTGCCGCTTTCGGATGCGGAATTCATGGAAAGCCGTCGCTTTCAGGTCGAGGAAATCTGCAGATGGTTCGGCGTGCCTCAACACTTGGTGCAACTGCTTACCGAGTCGAACTATGCGATCAGCTACACCGCTGACAAGAACTTCGTAGAACACACGCTGCGACCAGTTGCGACGCTGATGGAGCAGGAAGCGAACATCAGGCTATTCGGTGCGCGTGCGAGAGGCGGGGTGTATACACGCATCAATTTATCTGCTTTGATGCGCGGGGATCCGAAGGTCCGTGGCGAGTGGTACAAGGCCATGGTCAATGCTGGCGTGATGTCGATCAACGAAGTCCGTGAGCTTGAGGAGCTGAATAGTATCGGGCCAGATGGCGACGAGCACTATCTGCAGACCAGCATGACGACCCTTGGCCGGATCGCCGATGGGACGAACGTTACTCAGCCGGTGAAGCCCGCAGAGCCCGAGCCGGAGGAGCCAGAAGCGGAGCCGAACGTACCAGCACCAAAGGCGAAGTCAGCAAACGCAATACGTCAGGCCCGTTACCGTAACAAGCGTAACAAGCGTAACGCAAAGGAAAACGTCGTCAGGCGTAACGCCCTCGCCTGGTGGAAAAACGGCGGAAAGGACATAGCAAATGGATGACATCGTAACGATCGAGTACCGAGGCATTGCCGGAACGCTCGTGGTGGGTAGTTCCGTCGTCGTCGAGTCGTGTCACGCTGGCGTACTGCGCCTGCGTGTTGCAGGATCGCCTTCCGTTGCGCGCTCGTCCGTTAATCAAGAGGACGCCGTAAAACCGGCGCCAGCAAAGAAAGGGCGCGCATGAGTGCGAACATCCGCTTTATCAACAAGGGTAAGACCGGGGAAATCTGGCTTTATGGTCAGGTCGGCGAGGGGTGGTTCGGTGGCATGTCCGCAAAGACCTTCGTCGCTGAGATGCAGAAGCTCGGCAAGGTTGACGTGATCAACCTGCACATCAATTCCCCAGGCGGGTCCGTGTTCGATGGTGTTGCGATTTATAACAGCCTGAAGAGCCATCCCGCTCGCATCGAGGTGGACGTGGACAGCGTTGCCGCTTCGATTGCTTCCCTGATCGCCATGTCCGGCGACGAGATCCGCATGGCCGCCAACTCCATGATGATGATTCACGATCCCATGGGCGTTACCGTGGGCTCCGCTGATGACATGCGCAAAACCGCCGAGCTACTCGACCAGGTCAAGGGCGTGATCGCCGGAACTTACGCCAAGCGTACCGGCAAGAAGGAAAGCGAAATCGCGGACCTGATGACTGAGGAAACCTGGATGACGGCCGCCGAAGCGCAGGACATGGGATTTGCCGATGTCGTCACCGAAGAGCAGCGCATCGCAGCCTGTACCGGATTCGACTTCTCTAACTTCAAGCGCACGCCACCTGTACTCACCGGCAACGCGCGTCCAGCAGGACATTCCATGTCGCAGGTAAAGCTCGTCGCCATGGATACGAGATCGAGGGTTATAACTCGATAAGCCGGCGCTAAACGCCGTTTCCAAGGCCGCCTCTGGGCGGCTTTTTACTTTAGGAGTCTGAAAATGACCGTTGCAGAACTTCAGGCCCGGCTCGTCGAACTCAATGAGACCGGCAAAGCAATCCAAGCGAAAGCCGATGCGGAAAAGCGCGACCTCACTGCGGAAGAGCAGACCGAGGTTGATGCGATCTTCGCGGAATTCGAGCAAGTCGAAGCAGACATCTCGCGCCGCGAGAAACTCGTGGCTCAAGATGAGCGCCTCGGCGAATCCAGGGGCCGTGTTGTCCCGGCGATCATGCCGACGGAGACCGAGGTCATCGTACCCAAGAATACCGGCCTTCGGAACACGCAACCACGCACGCAGGAAGAGCGTGCTCGTTGGGGCTTCCGCAGTTTCGGGGAGTTCTGCATGATAGTGAAAGATGCGGCGCTGACACCGTCTTCCATGGATCCGCGATTGATCGCAAATGCGGCGGCTTCGACCTACGGGTCGGAAGGCGTCGGCGCGGATGGTGGTTTTTCGGTTCCGCCGGAGTGGCGCTCGCAGATCATGGAAATGGTCTCGGGCGAAGATTCCATCATGTCGCTCACCGATCAGCAGCAAGCCAGCGGGAACAGCATCACATTCCCGGTCGATGAAACGACCGCATGGCAGTCAACCGGTGGGGTGCAGGCCTTCTGGGATAGCGAAGCCGCGGCAATGGCGCAGTCGAAGCCGTTGCTCAAGGATCTGACCGCGAAGCTCTCCCGCATTACGGCGCTTGTGCCGATGACCGATGAGTTGCTCGAAGATTCCGCCGCAATGGGCGGGTATGTCGGCAAGAAGGCCGGCGAGAAGATCGACTTCAAGGTCACCGATGCCATCATCAACGGTACGGGAGTTGGTCAGCCGCTGGGCATCATGAATGCGCCTTGCCGCGTATCGGTTGCCAAGGAAACCTCGCAGACCGCAGCGACTTTCCACGCCGACAACGTGGCCAAGATGATGGCGCGTCTGCCGTCGAAGTCCTTCGGTCGCAGCGTCTGGTTCATCAACCAGGATGTGCTGCCGCAAATCTTTAAGCTCGGCTTCCCGGTTACTACCGCTTCGGGTACTGCGGCTGGCGCAGGGGCTCTGTATCTGGCCCCGCAAGGCTTGGCAAGCTCGCCGCCGTTCGGAACGCTCCTGGGCCGTCCGATTGTCGTAACGGAAGCCTGCGCAACGCTAGGAACTGTCGGTGACGTGATCTTGGCAGACATGTCGAAGTATCTGACGGTTGTGAAGGCCGGCGGTGTCAGGTCTGATGTTTCGATGCACCTCTGGTTCGATCAGAACCTGACGGCATTCCGCTTCGTCCTGCGCATCAACGGCCAGCCCTGGCTCTCGGCGCCGATCGTGAGAAAGAGCGGCAGCAATACGCTGTCGCACTTCGTCTCGCTCGACACCCGCGCGTAATCTCTAGCGGGCTTCGGCCCGCTTCTTTTTTCAAAGGAGCAAGCAATGACAATTTCTCTCAACGCCCGGATGGACGAGCAGGTATTCAGCGTGCAGGCGGCATCCGACCTGTTGCTGACCACCACCGTCGGGGACACGAAATATGTGTCGCTGAAGGGTTACCGAAAGATCAGGATCAGGATCGGCATCGGGAACGGCACCACCGTTACCGGGTCCACCATCACGCTGAAGCAGGCGACGAATGTGGCGGCTGCCGGCGAAAAGCCTCTGGCCTTCACCAGGATGCTTGCCAACATCGATACCGATGCGGCTGCGACGATGGTCGAGACTGCTGTAACGTCGAATACCTTCGTGACCGATACCACTAACTCCAAGAACCTGCTCTACGTCATTGACGTGGATTCGGATTCGTTGGATGTGGCTGGCGGTTTCGACTGCATCAGGCTTGACGGCACCGGCCATGCTGCGACGGCTTCGCGCGGCGTGAACGTGAGCTACGACCTCTATGGCGCGCGCTACTCTGGCGCGAGCCCGATGGCGGACTAAGAAGATGCTTGGCTCAATGGAATGGGCGCCGGGGAAACTTGCGCCCGTTTTCTTCCAACGAAAGGGTAAATCATGGCATCTGACTGGCTAGTTGCTCCGCCTGTCTGGAAGAAAGTACGAATCACGGCAACAGGCAATGTTGCGGGGATCGGCCCGGGCAACATCTTAGGCGGGATCATCACCCAGGCCGTCGGCACGACCACCACGCTGACTGCCTACGATGCGGCGAGCGCGGTGGCGGCCGATCTC